TTCTTGCTGCTGCGCTTGAAACGCTTCATAGCCACCCATAACAACATGGCAGTGGTGGCATGGGCAGTCTTCATCACAAAGACAAACTCCACCATCGCTTGACGGACACATGCACTCGCCATATCCGCAGAGTGCGCAGCCATTTGCGTCATCCATCAGCTGCTCAACCGGAGGCACAACTACATCAGTCATGTCTACACTTATAGGTTGAACAGCGTCAGATTTTCCCAAGCTATCTGCTCGTGTTGGAGAAAGGTATGATGTTAACTTCCAGCGTAGCTTCTTGTGTTCGTCATCTCGGCCCGCGAGGTAATCTGCAATACCTTGTTCATCAAGATCTGATGCGATCTTAAACGCTACGTTGATTGACTCGATAAGAATGTTGTTTGCCTCTAACAAGTCCTGACACATGAGCATCGCGTCTGAGCCAACCTCCATGTCAGACATGCTAGACAAGTTTGCAAAGTCTGAAAGACGATAAGGAGTGAGCGCACCCATCTTGCGGATGTTCTCTGCAACAGGGTCAAACTGCGCAAAGGCGTCTTCGTAGATGTCGCTAAAGAAGTCGTGGAACTGTGAGAAGTCGCGGCCAGTAACATTCCAGTGATGTCCGTGCGCCTTGGTGTAGAAAACAACGTTGTTACCTAGAAGACGAGCAAGAGCTTCTACAAGCTCTGGCTTCTCTGCACGCATGTTGTGATTCATTCTTACGCTCCTTCTACTGCCTTGTCAATAAGATTGGAAATGTCATCTGCCGGTGCAGCGCTAGGTGGAATTGCTTCTGGCTGCGCTGGTGCCTCTGTTGGTGTTGGCGCTGGTGCACCTTGCTGCTCTAGAATCTGTTGTACCTCGGGAGGTACTGGCGCTACTGAATCTGCCTGCTGCGCATCACGAACACTCTTCATTACTTCTGGAGCAAGGGCTGCAATCATCGCCTGAGTAAGCTCGGGAGAGATAGCTCCTTTTTCAATCATCATGCGGATTGCAATTTCTTTTGCATCTGGAGCGTCTTGATTTGAGAAGCCGTGAGCATGACGCCATGTCTCGTAAGAAATCGCCATCTTGTCAAAGCCTGAATCAGCATCAGCCGCGCGGTCGTTACGAGTAGCAACCTGTGAAGGGTCATACCAAACAACAATCTTCTTTACATCTTCTTCAGTGAAGCCAGAAGCGATGAGCGCTGGTCGTAGGTAAACAACTGTAAGAGCGTCAGCAATCAAAAGCATCAACGGTTCAATGTGTGCCTTGTATAGGGACTCGTCAATTTGAAGGGCGTTAGAGTACTTAACGTTTGCAAGCCCTGTAACGATATCCTTAGGAACGTCAAGTCCCTGGAGGATACGCTCTAGTACGCGGTCTGCGCGTTGTGCAAGTGCTGGGTCAAACGAGCGCTCAAACTTAAACTGCTTAATTTTGTCGCCAAGCTCTGCAGGTCCACGAATAATAAGTGGAACTACTGCTGATGCTGAATCCTCATCACGAATAGGAGTTGTCATAGCGTCGATGAGTTGATCTTCAAACTCATCCTCTGCCTCTTCAACAGTTAGCCCTGGGTTGAGATCATTCTCATCATCATATGGGTAATCTGGGTCAGGAGATCCAGCAACACTGAGTCCGTCTGGTAAGTACAGAGCTCCTGCGTTTAAGCGTGAACGAGTAGTCGCGCGGAACGTACGGTTGAGCAAAAGTAGCTCTGCGCAAAGATCTAGGAGACCGCGCAATGAAGAGTCTGCTTCTTCGGAGTAGCGTGGGTGAGCTCTCCAGATACGTCCAACAAACGCAGTCTTTGGAAGTTGAATAACATTCATGCCGGTGCGTCCGCCACTTGCTAAGTCACGGCGTGGAACAACTACATAGTTATTACGTGCGTCAACCTGCAATTCATCTGTAGATCTAATGTCCCAAGATTCTTGTGTTCCGCTGCCTGCGCGTGCTGGAAACTGAACAAGGTAGCATTCGCCAGACACAACAAGATTAAGAGCTGCGTCCTTTAGGAGACCAGCTTGTCCGCCATACGCGGAGTCTAAGCGCGCGAGCGCGCGCTCGGCTGCTGCCGCTAAGCGTTCGTCAACAACATTGCTGTTGTTAACATTTACTGGAGACTCTGAAGGATTGTCAACCGCAGCCGCATATAAACGGATACGTGAAACAACAGATCCAACCAAGTTAAATGCATACTTGATTTCTCCGATAGCGTCGTAGTACTCCCACGCTTCGCCTTGCCAGTCGGTAGACCCTCCTGCGCGGCGCTGCTTGAAGTATTCAACTTCGCCTTTATCGTTAAGCTTGATTTGAGTTGCTGCCGCAGTCATTGCTCGCGGAGTTGAGTATGCAACAGGTTGTGCTTGATTAGACATTGGATCAATATTAAATGACGTAGGAGCCTGGGGCGCGGTTGTTCGTGGCGCAGCTCTACGCTGTGCACGGTTACCGCCTGGGCGTGAATTATTATCACGCTTAAATACAGCCACGCTACACTCCTCGTCGTTGGTTAACGGAACTCTTGGACAACATGGTTAGTTGTCTAATCGTGCGGTTATAAGGCTTGATACTGCCGACAAGGCAAATATACACCCAATGAGCAAAGTCATAGTTGGAAAAGCAGCATAAAAAAGAACTACCGGGAGCGCTATCCACATGGACACGCACCACTCACAAGTGAATAGGAATCCTAGGTATGAGGACTCCGGTGGAAACTTTTCCCAGAAGACATTGCGAACAGGGGCAAGAATCTCGTCTAGCATGATAAGTCGAGTGATTCTAAACACCGCAAGGGCGAGGATGATGAAGTTAAGAACAGACATCACTTGGAAGTGTTCAAATGGATTGAAGGTGGTCATTTCGGTTAGTGTCATGTTGTTGGGTCCTTTACTGAGTCCATCGTTTGGTACGGGCTCCAGGAGCGAAGGCGTGAGCCGCAATTGCACCCTTTGACGTACTTAAACGCGATGATCTTTCCAGAGCGGGTAATCGCCTGTGAGTCATCTGATTTATTCCCAGACCAGTTTAGGTCTTGGAGTCTTTCTGAGAAGATAAGCCGTGGCCCTGTGTGGTGATCTGCCGCGACTAATAGAACTTGAGATTCGTCGTCCTCTAGGACAACAAGGCGTACTTTCTCGAGATAACGAGCGCCAGTATGAACTAAATGAGAAGAAGAAGAGACAAGGACACTTTTGAAGTCATCGGTGATGTCGGGAGGGACAACCGTGATGTTAGCGGGAAACAGGTCGTGACGTACTCTCATTGAAGTGCCTTATCTACGCGACGTTTCATCGCGCGGTAGGTAACCCCTGACGCACGGGCAAGCTCTGACACTGTAACACCCTTTAGATAGAGTTCTCCTGCGATGACAGTTAGTTCATTATTCGCGGTGAAAGAAGCAGACGAGGCTGTTGTTCGTGAGCGGTAACGCCGAGCAAGAGGCGACAGCCGCGCAATACGCAACTGCTCATCTTGTGGAATACCTGGGCTCTTTGGACGTTGCCTTACGTAGCGAGGCTTCTTCACAGGAGGCGTAGGGGTCGCGGTGATAAACTCGTGGCGGGTGATTTCTTTGACTACCCAGGAGCGAATGGTGCTTCGGCGCTTGGCGGGTGTAAACGCATCAGCAATAGACTGCAAGGTCCAACCAGCATCGTGTAGATCTTGGACGCGGCTCCACAATTGATCCTTCACAAGCGTGGCAAGGAACTCTTGCTCACTCTTTGGAAGATCGGGTGTATGCGCCATAGTGAAACTATATCATCTTCGAAGACGTTTATGTACAAATTGCGGTGATAAGATGATGTACAATTCGAAGAATCGGTACCTTATGGTTAAGTACCTTGGACGAGAGAATGGGTAGTTGGTTGTTTTCGACAGTTCGTCAAGTGTCTCGAGCGTTTTTTCTATAACGAATATTTTTTCTACTTTGTGAGAAAATAAAAGAAGACCACCTGCTATGAGGTGGTCTTCCTTCTTTAAGAATTTATACGATTGGATTTACGTTTGGATCTCCAGCAAAGATAGCTAGGAATGTATTAACATCAACTGACTTGTCAGTGACGTCCAATCCTCTGTCTTGTTGGAACTGGTTGACTGACATCATGGTGAGTTCACCAAGCCAGCCATCACGATCTCCAACAACATCCTTGTAGCCAAGCTCTTCAAGGCGACGTTGAATATGATGAATGGTTAGAGACTTGCGCTCGAACTTATTCTCATATACACATTTGCTGAGAAGGACTTCATCCACATCGCCAGTAACTGCAGCGTTAGCTACAGGCATTGGCTCTTGTGGTTGTTCAACAGGAGCTGGTGTTGGTTCAGGCTGAGGCTCAGGCTCTGCAACAGGAGTAGGTTCTTCTACAACCGCAACAGGTACTTCCTCTACCGCAACCGCAACAGGCTCATCAGCTACCGCAGGGGTGTCGATGTTTTCAATATCTTCCATATCTTCCATAGGCTTATTTTAATCCTAACCTTTTGTTGTTGACTTAGGGAATTGCTTTTCCCATTTGGTAATGAGATGCTCACCCGCAGTGCCATCGTAGGCATTGGGTCCTAAGCCCCATGAAGACCAGTCCGTACCGCCTTGTGTCATGTAGTGCACGACTTGAACGTTAGTAACTGGGTCGAATAGCTCGGTAGGCTTTAGCATACCGAACTTCTCATTAAATAGAGCAAGACGGTCTTTACCCAAGCTACCAATCATGTTAACTTGGAATATACCGTATGAGTTATCACCGGTACTTACCGTATCGTTGTGAGCCACTGGTCGGCCATTGGATTCTTTCATGGCGACAGCCCAGGCAGTCCGTAAGGCTTTGCCTTCGAATCCCACCGCAGACAAGAGCTCGATAAGCTCGTCGTTGGTAAGAGTCTTTGCACCTCTGAACTTGTCCAGAGGATCTACTACCTCTACCGCTTTGGCTTTGGTTGTAGGTGTAAGTTGTACTTCGGTTGCGTTAGCAGCTACTGCAGCTACTCCCGCAACACCAATTGTTAGAGCCGTAATATAGGCTACGGTCGACATTGCTATGGCATC